TAGTTGTCTCGCAAAAGAGATCTAGGGAAATGACTGCTTCTGGTAACATGTCCGACCACTTCAAAGGAAATGAAGCAGCTTATGCAATAGACCTTGCAGTCACAGGCGAAGAAGGAGACAAGCTATTAGCTCACCTAATGGAATGGTTCGGTCATCCTGAATACAAGGGAGAATCTTGGTTCAATGTTGTCAAGGATGGATATAGATACCAGGTCGGTTGGAAAGTAAAAGATCATTTCGATCACATTCACATAGGGGTCAAAAAAGTAAACAGAGCAGGCACAGAGTCTTCGACAGTTGGCAGTTCAACAGTAACCAAGGTTACTGGAAACACTTTTGCCGAAAAACTAATAAACAATCAAGACTTTTTGACTTGGTACAAGGGATATGCTCCAGCAGGTTCAGAAGGTCCTACTGCTCAATTCATAGAAGGCTATTTGACGGCAAACCCAGACAAGAAAAACTGGTTTATGAATCGCTTTAACCTTAATTCGGATGGAGACAAGCTAGAAAAGGTTGAGGCCCAAGCGGAAACAAAAGCTGATTCTGCTGAGCTTAGGGGACTAACTACCCAAAAGGTGACTAGTAAATATACTGGTGAAAAGGCTAGAAACATAGACTTGCTTGTTAGCGAGATGCAGAGTCAGGGAGTCACAAACAAAAATGCTATCCTGGGAATGCTAGCAACGATAGGTAAAGAGAGCGGATTCATACCCAAGAACGAAATACCATACAATAACACAGACAACTCTAGGATAAGAAAGATATTTGGTTCTAGAATGAAGGATCTAACTGATGAACAGCTTGACGCATTAAAGAAGGACACCGTAAAGTTTTGGGACAGAGTATACGGAGCGGACGATCCGACTGGACGTTCTCAACAATATGGAAACTCTGAGCCAGGAGACGGCGCAAAGTACTTAGGAAGAGGATTCAATGGAATCACCTTTAAAGGTAACTATAAAAAATATGGTGACATGATAGGAATGGACTTGGTTTCCAATCCAGAAGTTTTAAACGATACTAAGGTTGCTGCTAAAGCGGCTGTCAAGTTTCTCTTAACTGTCCTAAAGAAGATGGGGGTCGATCCCAATTCCTTTACTAACACCAACGATGCAGTCAAGGCATTTGTGCAAGCAAATCATGGCGGACAGTCGGCTCCTCAAGAAGGACTCGTAAAGGCGAACGAAGTTCTTAAAAACCTAGACATTGCCTAAAACCTTACCTTTCTTCTTAGTTTAATACCATAAACAATAAATTATGTCAGAAGAAACATTAAACACCGAAGCTCTAGTCGAAGAACCGCAAGTTGAGAATCTAGTAGAAGAACCGATTGCTGAACCGTTGAGCGAATTAGATCAATTGATCGCTAAAAGAATGGGTAACTTTACGGTAAACCTTGCATTAAACGATCTTAAATACTTAAGAAACAAGCTTAACGATGTCACATGGAACGGTCCAAACGAGGCATACCTTCAAATAATGGCAGTTGTTGCAATCAGTAACGAAATCAGGTCTTTTGAAAAAGGCACCGATGCTAACACCAGAAGACAGATTTCTCTACCTGCAACGACAGTCGAGTCTATCAATTTCTTTTTAAGTAGAGTTTCAGGAAAAGGCGAAGAGGCTGCACATCGTCTTTTTGCGGTTTCTATGTTGCTTAGACCTACTATGGAAGAGATAAAAAACCTAGACTCTCAGATAAGCATTATGCAAAACTCTGAAAAAATTCAGCAAGAGTCGGATAAATAATAAAAAATTCGAAAAGAAATGACAAGAGTAAAAAATTTCCAAGGTTTCATGCGTAGTCGCCTTAATGAGTCTGACGAGATGGAAAAAGATCCAACTTACATGGAAGGCAATGAGTATGGAATGAATCCAGCTGAGTATGGATATTATGGTGCTAACCCAGAAGACGAAGATGCTCCAGACGATGCTGATGAAAATGCAGAAGACGGTGCTGAAGGAGACGAAGAGGAAGTTACCTTAGAAAGTCTTAAGGCAATGATCGACGACCTTACTGAAAGAATTGAAAAGCTTGAAGGTGGAGGTGAAGGCGACGAAGAAGGTGCTGAAGGCGACGAAGAAGGTGCTGAAGGTGCTGAAGAAGGCGCTGAGAAATAAGAAATACTCTTACGTTTAATATCATATATCAAAAGCGGATCGAATGATCCGCTTTTTTGGTTTAGATAAATAAACTAAATGACGTCTAGAGCATTCGCATACAACCCATCGGAAGTGCCAGTGACTGGTACTATCTTACATGGTAACCTGTTGATTGAGGACCTACCTAACGACTATTCATCAAAGCCTGGTGGATATACTTGGTGGCAAGGACCTGATGAAGACTTGGGTTATGTGATAGCTACAACCTTTCCTGCAGGAACTAGGTCTACTCCCGTTGGAAACGTCGGGACAGTTCGTTTTTGGAGAACCCAAGCCTTTGACGACACGCAATTCATCAATCTAGCAAACATCGTGACTGGGCAAAGCTTTGTGGATACTGCCTCAGCCGTTACTTGGCTCCATGCAAACTCTTACTGGACGTCATACACAAATACATATACGCTAGTTTCCTTGTATGAAGCTAGAAACTCATCCTCATATCCTTCGCCTTATGATGGAAGCACATGGTTCGATCTTTCTAGCCAAAACAACGACGCTTCCTTAACGAATACTTCATTTGACATCGAGCTGTTTAGCATGTACTTCAACTCTGCTTACGCTTCTATTGGACAGCCTATTTCAGGAAATGCATATTCGATAGCTGCGTGGATAGCTCCTTTCTCAACGGTAGGAGCAAGAAACATAGTTTCTTCTCAAAATAACGTCTTTTGGATAAATTCAGGTACTTTATATGGTGGAGTAGGCGGAAGCTATACTCTAGTTAGTGGATCGATGACTGAATCCCAAAGGTATTTTGTTGCCTTGACTTTCAATGGTGATTCAAACACCATGACTCTGTATATCGATGGAGTTCAAGTAGATCAAAACACAAGCGTTAGTCAAAATTACACAGCAGAAAATACTTTCATCGGTTCTCACTATGTTGGGACAAACGTCTCTTTCTTTGAGGGTCTAATCGACTATGTCGCTATATACGAGGGAGAGCTTTCGGCTGGAACAATCTCCTCGATCTATACAAATACTTATTCTGTTTATGCCAACTAGAGGATTTGCATATAACCCTACGCAATCTAGTGTTTCAGGAACTTCAAACACTGGAACTCTTTGCATACAGGAACAGGCATTAGACTTAGCTTCTTCTCCAGGTGGTCTTACTTGGTGGATGGGGCCAGAAGAAAACGGTGCCTACATAATAGCCAAAGACGTTCCTACTGAAGACTTTCCAACTCCTCTTGGTAACATAGGCGGAGTCCAGTTTTGGAGCTGTGACGATACTGCTCAGTCTTTAATAGACATTGTCACAATATTGAGTGGGACTTCCCAGGCCACAGCAAGTGATGCATACGACTGGTTAGTTGCAAACGACTACTGGACAAACTTCGATCCTTTACTACAGGCTGGACTTATAGTAAATTGGGACATGGGTAAAGTCGCATCTTATCCTGGTTCAGGAACGGTCATCTCAAACTTGGCCGAACAGTCTTATGCTAATGGTACGATAGCTGGTGCAAACGTCGAGTTTTCTACAAATGACGGTGGATATCTAGTGATCGACGACACTAATTCTACGCCTGATTGGATAACCATGAACAGTAGCCTAAACTCTAGGCTCTCTCCAGTAAACACTTCCACGGTAATTTCCACATTTCTTTGGATCAGACCTACGGGAGACGGTGTGATCTTACAGGAGACATCAAAGACTGGCTGGCTCGATTCTCAGATAGAAATGGTGAACGGTACCTTAAAGTTTTCTGTGTGGCCATACACAAACATCATAACATCAAGCATCTCAACACCGCTGAATGCTTGGTATTACGTTGGCTTTGTGTACAATGGAACTTCTTTGACCGCTTACGTGAACGGATCGGTTGCAGGAACGGCTACTTATGCAAGACAAACGCCATACAACAACTACAGCGGTGCAGGTTTCTTCTATGCAGTCGGCATAGTGTCTCCGACTAACTTAGGAGACGGCGGCTATGGAAACTTTGGATTTGGTGCACTGCACATCTACAACACTGCGCTTAGTGGGGCTAATGTGCTTAGCAACTTCAATGCCACTAAAACTAGGTTTGGGCTTTAAAAATAAAAGAAGATGAGTCAAATATTTTTCAATAAGGTGAACATTCCTCTCTTTGAATCATACTGCATGAAGAATGAAGTTGATGGAGTAGAGATAGATGCAAGGGTCGCAAACGTTCCCCTACGCTTAAAGGTAGCAAGCACTCCCGAAAGCCAAGCGCAAGGTTACATGAACTCAGAATCAGAACCAGTCGATGGTGAAGGGATTCTATTCGTTTACGATGCAGATCAGCCCTTAGGCTTTTGGATGAAGAACGTAAAGTTTCCCTTAGATGTGATCTTTTTCGATTCGTTCATGAACTACTTAGGACACGAAACGATGGAACCAGGGGAAGGCTTGAGCGACGAGGAGCAAAAGATCTACTCTAGTAAAAAACCAGCAAGGTTTGCAGTAGAAGTACCAGCTGGGTGGTGCAATAAAAACATCACGGGTTCTTGTAAACTTTCCTTTTGATTTAGTATTCTAACTAAAAGGAAACCTTATGCATCACACTGAAGATTTTAAAGAGCTTCGAGAGTTCGTCAACGAGATGAACTCGTCAAACTCGACCAATCACAAGGTCGACGTTCTCACCAAATACAAGTATCACGACTTTGTTAAGAAGGTCCTGTTCTATACGTATCAGCCGTATTGGAACTTTGGAGTCACTTCAGCAAACTTGAAAAAACGACAAGATCTAATCGCTTCGACTGGGTATGACGATCTCTTCCTGATGCTTGACGATTTCAACGAGCGTCATGTGACGGGCCATGCCGCGATACAGGCAGCAAATCGTTTCATCAAGGATTACGAAGAATATTCCGACTTGATCTATCAGATAATAGACAGAAACCTAGAGACTAGGGCGACTTCGACCCTAATCAATAAGGTGAATCCTAACTTTATCCCAACCTTTGAGGTAGCTCTGGCTCACGATGCGGCCAAAGTAAAGGGCGTAGACATCTTCGACGGGACCTGGTTTGTTTCTAGGAAACTTGACGGTGTTCGATGTATCTGTTTCGTTTATGAAGACGACGTTCGATTCTTTTCAAGAAACGGTAAGGAGTTCCATACTCTAGGCAAGGTAGCAGAGGAAATAAAGCGTCTAGGGTTCACGGATGTCGTGTTAGACGGTGAACTATGCCTTATGAACGAAGATGGCTCAGACGACTTCCAGGGAATCCTGAAACAGATCCAACGTAAGGACCACACCATCGAGAATCCAAGATATCAAATCTTCGATATTCTTCAGCCTGGAGAATTTGCAGGAGACGATGAGTCTCCCCTATTTTCCACAAGAATAGAGTCTAGAGAACAGTGGTTGGGAGACTTGGGTTCGTCTAACATACTTGAAATGTTGCCTCAGGTTAGGATCACGGACGAGGACTCATTAGAAGAATTAAAGAACCAGTCTAAGGATTCTAATTGGGAAGGCCTTATCGCTAGACGAGACGCCAATTATAAGTCAGGTCGTTCAAAAGACATGTTAAAGATCAAGGAGTTCTTTGACGACGAATATATCGTTACTGGC